ATCATACGTCGCATTTGAATTGTAGAAACCCGATTGCTTGCGTGACGGGTTCCATCCCATCACCATTACGGGAGTGTGTGATGATACGGTTGTCCTGTTGAAACTAACAATAACATCACCCGCGATGAGATACGATGCAAGTAACCCGATTATGGCTACTGTCGCAATAATGATTTTTCTTGCCATTTTTCCTCTCCTTGTCAGATGCGGCCATCCGTCGAAGTGTTTTTCTCCGGCGGATGACCTCTCTGATCTATTCATTTTACCGATACCATATAGTAACATTTACATCACTTGCCGTTGAGCTTTTCCTGATTGACAGATTATCAATCGCCCACGGTGACGCAGGTATCGGGTACGTAATCTGGAAATTCTTGTCAGTATCAGAAGCGATATTGACAACAAATGCCGAGGTTACGGTTGTAGTACTTGCCGAATCCTTATAGAACGTCACGACCTGTGGGACAGCCGCTTGCGTGTTCGATACAACGATGTTATGAATCCGCGCAGTATTTGAAATCTGCGCCGCCATTGTTGCCGCTTCGGTTATCGGATACGTTGACACCGATGATGTGTAGCTCGTCAGCTCTCGTTCTGCCGCGTGTGCCGGCATTATGAAAATGCAAGCAATCACGGATACTGCTAACAAAGAAAACAATAGTTTCTTCATTATTTATTCCTCCCTTTTTTATATTTTTTGTTTGGTTTTGTATCAGTATAGCTTCCCGATTCCTCGGCGATAGGTTCAATTAAATGAACATACCGCCGGGCCTCGACATCGGTTAACTCCCTGATCTGTCCAGCTTCAAAATTAAGATGAGCGTCGAAAACCCGCTTAATTCTGTATAACATCAAGCAACTCCGGTCAGTTTGTAGAATGCTTCAGGATTAACAACAACAACACTCCGGCGGATAACGAACCGATAACCACTCTGGTCGGTTGTCCAGTAGTTCGCGGAATCGTTATCGACAGCCGTATTACTGAACGTCGTCTGAATCCCTGCGCCTGCGCCCGCGGCCTTATATCCGATCAGTACGTTTTTGAAATTACCGTACAGAATGTGCGTTGCCACGCACTGGCTTGACAGGTGGATGGGAATACCAAGCACCGTGTTCTGCATTGCGCCATTGATGCTCGATATGTTCCAGAGAGGCCGTGCATTGCCGTCAACAAGTCCCATTATCAAGGAAAGTACCGCCCGGCGCATATACATCACCGCACCGTTATGGTATTTCTCAAGGTTCGTGTTATTGACAATGGTTAGCAAGTCAGGATACGAGAGATTTGCGCCTGCCTGTGCGGCAGTCGTAACTCCGGCATCATAACCAACACCCATAAAAGGATCACCGCCGCCCGTGTTACCAGCAAGGATGATTCTTTCTTCTTCAACCGCGAAATTCTCACCGACAAGCTGTGCCAACTTTTTGCTCATATTGGCCGTGTTGTCCTGTAAGTATTCATCCGACAGAGTAATCAGCGCATACATTTTGTGTAGTATGCTCTGCTTCTGCTGGAGTGTTGGTTTGGTATTGTATTTCGTTCCCTGCTCATCCGCCCACGCGACGGTAAGGTCAGTCAGCCACTTCGGGATATTTTTGGTAAACCCGTCGTTCTGGCCGTGCGGATACATCGTACATTTCGCCGATACCGTGTTGGCATCATTGAGTGCGCCGAATATCCGTTTTTCCTGTCCGGTCGGTACGGTATAACCACCCTGTGCATTGTCACCCTCGGTCATTGCCGCTTTAAGGAAGGCGTGATCATTATACTTAACAGCTTTCAGCCATTCAGTAAAGTTCACCTCTTTCTTTTCTGGCTCTCCACCACCTGCGGGTAATTTACTTTCAGCCATCTTCTTGTCCATCTGGTCAAGAATGTCGGCTTTCATCTTTTCGAGTTCGTCCTTATAGATGGCATCCATCTTTACTTTGCCATCGTCCTGTCCGTTCTTTTTCTCAAGCGTGGCAAGTAGACCGTGCAGGTCGTGTACTTGCTTTGCTAAAGATTCCATTGTCACATCCATTACATCCTCCTATTTTGTAACCAAGCCGGTGATACCGTCTTGGAGTGCTTTCAACTGTTTTGCTATCTCCTCTTTTGCTTTATCGTTTTGCAAATCTTTTTCGAGTGCTGCTATTTCAGCATCAAGTTTCGATTCTGTCTCTTTTAATTCCTTCTCGCGTTTAAGTGATTCGAGTTTTTCTGTCTTTGCGTTTATTACTTCGCTATTCTCATAGCTTGCCTGTCCCGGCCCGGGCCGGCCAGCTCTCCGCATCTGTCCACCGCATTCAGAGCATTTTAAATCTTTACAATGCTTTTCTGATTTAATCTTATGCCCGCACTCAATACATTCGCACTCGAATGTTTCCTGTTTAGAGAATCCGGGAAATAATGGCGCGTTCTGATTGACATAACTTTTGATTAATAGATCATACATGGCGGGTGATTTTAATGCTTCGGCATTTGCGGGGATATTAACAGCGGATATTTCAAGTAGTTCCTGTGATTTATAGATGCGACCAACCCTCGCTGACTTGCCGGCTTCCGGCTTGGCATCTTCCCAAGTAATCGGGTCAAAGCGTACCGAGAATGCGCGCAGGAACCCGGCCTTGAACATCTGCCAGACCTGTTCAGCCAGCGGGTTCATCTCCTGTGTCGCAAATTTCGCATCAAAAAACATCTTGCCGTCTGATATATCTATATTAACCGCTTTCCCTATCGGCAGACCAGAGGCATCGTGCGCCCATAGCAAAACAGGATTCTTGCGGAAGTTTTTTAGCTTCCATCCATTAGCTTTGAGTATATCACCTTCCCTGTCCTTCGATTCTGTCGATGCTATTGCGGTGAACGAACGACCTTCATCGCTGAACGCTTTTAATTCGCAATCGTACATCTTTGAAATCGGTTGCATTCTTTCCTCCGTGCCTTTTGATAGATTTATTTCCCTATTCCCGTCCGGTGCGAATATATCCGCGTATGTGTCATAGTCCGACGGTTTCTTCACCGCATATCCTCAATTACTTTGTTCGGGATGTGTATCACTATACCCGCCTTCTGCTCAACCGCAATATTCATATCAAGCATCTTGCACGTTTTTTGGTCATCACCCTGTTTTGGATATTTCCATCGTTTATCAGAGTATATGATTATATCTTTAATATCAGCATTCGATGAAAGTAATTGTAACAAGTCACCTTTACTTATTTCTTTTCCGAACATTATAATGTCCCCTTATTCCCATTTCTCAATATCCCAGACGGGATTTCATCATCTTTAAGAGAAAAGTTATCTGACATAAAATAGACAAATAACAATAATATTTCAAAGAATCCTGTTATTATTAATACTTCTTCCACTACCATCGTACCTCAAGAATTTGTATCGTGCCACCGAGGGCAAATACGGAACCAGCTACATTACCAAAAGCATTCTCTTGAGAAAATCCCCAATAAGCAAGACCGAGTTTACAAAGACCGCCGAACAGATTCCCCGCGCTTAACAATGCCACAACCAACAGACAACACGCATACTTTCTCATTTTTTCTCCTTATCTTACCTCAAATTGAAAACCTTTACTTTCTTTTTGATCTAACAATGACTTGAAATATCCCGGCACGCATCCACTTACTGTATGAACAGATACTATCATATCCCCTTTTGTCCATTCATTTTCGTTTAAGTATTCATTAATGCGCATATCATATCCGCGCCGATTTAATTCCTCCATATTCTTTACCATATTTTGATTCGTTGATGGGTCTGCTATTTTCATTCTTCCACCACCGGGATAACTGAACAGCGACACTGAATATTTTCTTCTGCAAGCGATCCGTTGCCAGGTGTACTCATTGAATCGTTACCAACGTGGAAATCTTTGTCTAATGCTATCGGTGATGATTCACTATACGTTGACCCTGCGGCAGAGTGCGTATCTCTCGCGTCCGGCTCATTCAACCACGCTTTCTTAGCACCGACATCGGCTTGCCTATACGATTCAAGCGCGCCTTCATTACTCGTCCCGATAACCTCTGTTCGTGCTACACGTTCAGCTTTAAACCCTTCGTCCTTATACGGGTCAAACACACCCTGCAATCGTTTCTTTAATTCGGGTATACCTTCACCGGCATCAACGCCGGATATAAGCTGTGACCGCATTTCTTCTTTCAGACTGCCCGTAACATCCTTTGCTTTATCGAGGCCGTATGCCCGAAGATACTGCTCAACTCGCGGATTGGTTACATCAAAGACAGCACTCATACCGAGATTAGTCAATTCCCTATTGCCATTCGTGACCATAGCCACCTTGTGAACCTTGCCGGATTCTTTCGCCCATTGTTTGGCCTCGTCATCTTCATCGAATAGTATTGTTTCGACATTAATCTTTTTCTCGAATGATTTCCCGCTTTCGAGTTTACGCAGTACCCGCTTTTCAAGACCTGAGAAATATACGTCAATGATTCGCATATACCGCTTGGCTATCAGATCAGTCACCCTATCAAATTGTTTCCATAGCATTAACTTTTTTTCTTTCGTGTATACTTCGCTATTTAATGATTTACTTTTATCATCCTCATCTTCGTCCTCATCTTCTTCCGGGGATTCCTCGTCTTGCCCTGGCGCACCCGGCATTGCCGGTAAAGGCGGCGGTTCAGGTGGATTGATTACCATATCAACGGGTTTTAATCCAGCCGGGAGGAAACCAATGTCCCCGCCCTCTATATCCTCATAGCCAAGATTCAGCCTCTGATTAATCGTATTGAACGGTACGCCCATATCAAAATAGAGTTTTGCCACCTCTACCTTTTTCTTCTCATCATCTTTCAGAGCATCTTCATTTGATAAATCAAATTCAAAATATAGACTTGGGTCAAATCGCTGAACAACCGTTGATATGACCTCACTTATCCTCTTTAATTTCGGGATAATACCGAATACGAAAAATGCTTTGACAGCCGTTTCGTAATTACTATACGTCGCATCATCGAGTATACCAACAAGCATCGGCGGTACACCGTGAACAGCACATATATCTTGTCTGCTTAATTTTATACCATTAATAAATTCCAGCTCTTTAAGATTGCCTGTCACCGCTTTGTACTTCAACCCGTTTTCGAGTATACCCGCTTGATGTGCTTTGTTTGACCCTTGATACTTGGATTTAATCTGTTCCATCAATCGGTCATACGTCGATTTGTTCAACCCCTGATCGGTTTCAAAGAATGAATCAATCTTTAATCCATTCTCGAATATCTTTAAATTCGTTTTCTGTGCTTCTTTAATCGTATCAATTGACCAGAGTGCCGGGGATAGGCTACCCTGTCCGTACAGATAACTGTTCGGTGACATATATTTAAAATGGGTAATCTCTTCGGGTTTAAATAGAATATTCCCACCCGTATCGGTAATGTATTTATATCCACCGACGAGCATCCCTTTTGCGGGGTTAGGCACAACAACCATTCTTGACGGCATAATATTCTGTAATGATTTTGGTTTCGCCGGTGATCCGTATACCTCATCAAGTAGCCAGTACGCATTGCCGACCAATTCAAGGTTAGCCATTGTCCACTCGATCATATTAAACCACGTCGAGTTCTCGTCATTTGTGTTCGGACGTTGAAATAAATCGTACACGTTTTGATTCCATGCGGTTTCCTTCTCGATTCTCCCTTCTTTTTTATTCAGTTTGGTTTTGTATAATCGCCACGGCAGGCCGGCAATCGTTGTCGCTATCAGATACACGCACGCATATATCCAGACTTCGTTCTGATACCCCAGCATCATTTTGTCATAATGCTTCTGATCGGGTTCGCCATAGGATGACCACACGTTATCAAATTTTGACCGGAATAGTTCAGCCATCCTTGACGCTTTCTCATACCCGAAACGTTTTGCGACCTTTTCAATTAGGTTCATTAGGCATCCTCTAATAGTCTATCTATAATAATATCGAGTTTCCTGTTTCGTTCTACTTTCTGTCTGTCTTGTCTTTCCCATAACTCGTGTCTTAATACATTAAATTTTTCTTCCTCTGTTAATCGAGTTTTAATTCTTTCTGGTATGCCAAGAAACCATCTAATCATTTTAATTTCTCATTAGGTATAATATTTATTTCTGTTCGTGTATCAATGAAACAATTATATTGACTGCCAAGTCCTTCGCTGATTATGCCGATTATCTTAATCATTTCCAATGCGATCTTTTCCTTTTTCTTTTCAAGGGATTTAAGTTTTTCTTTGCCTGTAAGTGCGCCGACAAGAGCCATATTACCTCAAATCCACTTGATATTTAAATCACCCTCTGACGCTAACTCAGTTAATGCCCAGACAAGCGCGTCAAGTCTATTCGGTGATTTCTCCAACTCTTCAAATTTCGTTGTCACCAGTTCATCTTCGAGTTCTGCCATTGGTTCGGTATGATGGACAAGACCCTGTTCATATAGTGCTGATATAGGTTCTGCCCGGACTTGCTTGCCTCTCGTCGCTGATACCATCTTGACATTGATATTCCTTGCACCGAACCGAGTGATTGTTGATTCGACCATATCACCGCCGTAATTCTTTTCAGCTACTACCGCATCCGCTTGTTTATTATCGTATGCGGCCATAACCTCGTTTGACCATTCGTTTGGCGTGCCGTGTAACGAA